AAAATGACGATATGAAAAGGGAAATGATGTTTAAATTTGACTTATTACGTCGATCTTATCCTGGTTCAAATATTCCTACATTTACAATACATACCGACTATGATATTATGTTATCATCGTACGAGGACTGTATACGTAGATTGTCGTTAGATTCGTCAGTAGAATCGTATAAAAAATATTTGATATACGGATTCATGGCATTTGAATATATTTTGGGTCGTTTTTTGAAATTAGATATGGAAGGATTTACCCAGCAACAGATTAATTCCATGTCTTCATACGAAAAATTACTCATCGAATTGGGTGAAAAATCATACACACCTGACGGTTCTAAATGGCCTATCGAAGTTCGTTTATTGGGTATGATTATGATGAATGCAGCCTTCTTCGTTGTATCTAAAATTATTATTAAAAAGACAGGATCTGATTTCATGGGCATGATGAATAATATGTTAAGCGGTAACAAATCTAACAAATCGGAAAAGAAACCATCTGCGATGGACGATCCCGACGATATCGATTTCGATAATGTTTAATTAATGAAATAAGGCGTTTTTATAACACCTCCGTGTTTTTCATAAATATTTTTTCGAGTTTTATAATGTTTTCTAAGGACATTGTTATCATCTATCAAATCTATTACATAAGGTATGCTATCTTTAGTTCTCATACAGCGTCCTAAATATTGTATAAAATATTCTTCTACGTCGGCCGCTAATATAAGCATGTTTAATTTAGGATGATCAAATCCTGTACCGACTTTACTCGCTGTACCCAAAAGAACCCTGGATGAACGATCAAAGGTCTGGTTACTTCCTACCAAGGAAGTAACAGTGACATTTCTCTGTAGCAAGTGGGTTTCTAACCATTCTGCCTGTTTCACTCTTTTCACCAACACTAAAATGTTTTTGTCACTGAAATATTCTATTATGTTCAAAATCATTGTATTCCTATCCTTGTCCATGGCTTGTGAATCTAAAATAGCATTCCAATTAAGTTGCCCATTCACTCCGTATTCTATCGGGGGTTTGAACCCGGTTTGAACCGGGAATACGTGATGTAACATATTTAATGTTCGTATAATTTTAAAATCCCCAAAATAAAGACTTAATAAATTATCCAATCCATCCGGTCTATATGGCGTTGCCGTCAATCCTATTAAGTATCGTGGTTGAATATATGTCAGGCATTTGGAAATCTGTTCCGCCATAATTAAATGTGCTTCGTCGACTATAACGGTACCTATATTTCTAAAAGTTCCAATGTCAAACTTTTCAATATTTTGTGCGTTAATTATGAAAAAATCGCATTCATCGTCAATGGTATCACCGGACTTTAATAACTGGATACCGTTATGATCGCAAAACGCGTCAATACTGTCTTTCCACTGTTTCATCAATACTATTTTATTAACTATAATAATGGTTTTCAATTTAATCGCGCATGATATATTTATAGACGTGACTGTCTTTCCGAATCCACAATACATGGATAATATCACCGTTCCGTTAATGTTCAATTGTCTAATCGCTTCCTTTTTTACTTCTATTTGCTCGTCTCTTAATACAGCTGTGAATATACTATGGTTTACCGGGAACTCATTTCGCGGTCGACGTTTTAATCGCAGATAGGAAATCCCGTAGTTAAACGGTAAATAAACAATATTATTTATCAATGCATAAGGTGATACATATCTAACTGGTCCATACCCCTTTTTATTTTCCAACTTTATAACCAAATCTTTGTTTATATTCATTATATCATCTTTTGATAATCGGTCTAGGTTTATTTGCAATGACATATCTATTTTTATAGTTATAAATTCAACCGGAATTAACAATTTTAATATGTTATATTAAAATTGGTATGGATAATGATAAAAATATACATTTTATTAAAAATATATATAATCGAATAGAAGATTATAAAAAGGAACATGATTTATTATTTAAACAGTATACATACATATACAACAAATTAACTATCGGGGGTATTATTTTAGGTCCATTTTCGGTTCTTTTAACAAGTTTAGACATCGAAATTTACGGTGAACAGGTGGACTATAATATAATAACGATGATAAACATGTGTATAAGTATGGTATCGAGTATAATTTTTTCGATATTAAAATTCGGAATGTACGAAGAAAAAAGTTTAAACCACCAAAAAGCTTACCTTGAATATGACATGTTACAAACTGACATTATGAAAAATATAAAAATTACACATGTAACTAATCCACTTCCTATAAAATACATAGATAATATAGTGGTAAAATATACAGAATTAAGGAAGAAATTTCCAATCACAGGTATCGTTTATAAATTAGATAACGATGAACAATCAAGTATTACAGAAGTATTTAAAGATCCTATAGACGAATTGCTAGTATATGAACAATCTCGTATGAATGAAGGTATTTAAGCTTGTTTACCGCAGTTAGAATCTCTAATAACGAGGTTATTTTCTGTTAAATATTCGAAAATAGCATTGCATATATATTTTTTATCTGGTAACTTCCCAGTGATCTTCAAAGATTTTAATATATCTTTTAGCTCGGATGAAGGAGTTGAAATACATGTTCGTCCTCGTGGTAATCTGTTTTTCTTGGTTTCGGTTGTATCTAATGGTAGACGTTTGATACATAATACAGTTTTAAAATTTATCTCGTCGTAATTTATCAATCCGTAAAAGGTTAGACCAGCTGAGGCTGCTCTTTCTTTCACGCTATTTTCTATATTTAGTATATATTTATTGATACGTTCTTTATCTGTATCATCGCAATCTTTCCAACCATTATCGTATTTTCTATATAAATTGTCATCTTTGAGATACCAAACGTATATTTTACCATCAGCTTCCATATAATAATCAGTGAAATATTCCATTATCATTTTGTTGCGTTTAGAACGTAATATGTTACCCTCGAATAACCACTGTTTTTGAAATTTTGTTAAGTTACGAATGCTAAATAGCAGGTCGTCTATTGTTTCCGACTGGAAAATATCACGTATATCAGATTTGATGTTGATTTTAGGCGGTTTCAATGAATTAGAAACTTCTAAAACAGGATCGACGGTATAAAATATAGCATCATTCGTATCATTATATAACTCCGTTGAAATAAAGTACAAATCATTTTGTTCACATAGTATACATGGTATATTATATATATTATAAATAGTTATCTTACTGTCTATAATATCATTTAAAACTTCTAATAACAAAGCAATGTTAACTATATTAGTCGTGTTTATTATTTGCTGTAATGTGGAGGAAAAATTAGTTTCGAAATGTAAGATAATACGTTCACGCAACAATTTTTTAATATGGGAAGAAAAATACAAATTGAACGTGGTATAATCAGTAGGAAGTTTGGTGGATTTCCCACTACCGGGAAAACACGTATAATCACATGTATCGTATTCGCAATCTCGGCTGCCGTTTATATTATATTTTCTGTTCCTAATATAATTCAACTCGCAATCAATTGATTCTACTTTTAAAATACGTTCTACTTTTTTAATATCTATATCTTTACCCTCAGCCATTTGGTAATCTTCCACATCTACACTCGATATGTTATCAAATAAAGTGCAACGTTGGAAAATCTGTATATTAACACTACCAGATTTTTTCAGTAATTCATCATGCGACCCAAAACGAATACCTCTTGCTATAACCTGGGAGGTTTCAGAATAGTTATACCACGGAGTGTGAATATCGATAACCTGTATATTTTTAAACGTATACCCCTCGGAAATAGCGGGTGACCCCAATATAACACCGATTAAAGACCCATCATAATTATCAGGGCTATTAAATGCATTTATTAGTTCCGAATTGCTTTTCTGTATTCTTAATTTTATAGGAGATTTACTAGATCCTGTTGTATCGGTACCTGTTATAAGAACGAATCGATTACCTTTTGTTTTATTATCACCATAAGATCTACTAAACCCAAATAACGTTAATAATTCCGAAAAAAATACCAATCCGTTATTATTAACATATTTATTATACACGAACACCGACTTATTATTGCGTCGCGCGGTCAGAATATCCGAAATACTTTCTGCGTATTTGGAACTATAGTTTTTTAAAATCGATAGCTTCTCTTCCACGGTTTTCTCTAGTCTAATTAAATTTTTGATTTTGGTACGATCGTCGTCAGTTTCCGCGGCGCATAGGATTATCTGTCTTGTTTTATTTTTAAAACTATTAAACCGTTCTTGTTTATATATTTTATCGTATTCATTATATTGTATATTACTCTTTGTACAATAATCGGGTGCTAGAATGAAATGTTTAAACCCTTCTAATATTTTACCTATAAATTCGGTTCTTATTCGAATATCAAGTTTCTTTTTAATATACGATACCTTACCCTTGATTAGGGTTGTTAATGTTTCGGGATCCACAAGTAAATTACCTTTAAATACCGTGGACGGTATCGGTTCGCTTAATATTAGATTCATTATAGATACGATTTCGTTCGCGGCATTTTTCATAGGTGTACCTGATAATAATAGTATTTTACAATTCGCCACGCTATGCAAAAACCTGTTATAAAAGTCGTACTTCATATTATCATCATCGACGCCTTCGTCGCGAATATTATGAACCTCGTCAATGACAATAACAGAATTACTATAATTTGACTTTAATATTTCTGAAGATATTGATTTATTGGTTTTGTAAAACGTGCCAAATGTAAAAGTTTTTACGTGCGGTAACCGTTCATCTGTATATTTATCTACGGTACATTTATTCAAATATTCTTCTATGAAATTTTCACCTAGTCCAGGGCCTTTAGATAAATAGATACATTTAGTAATGCCATTGTCTTCTTGTAAAATTCGCTCAATCACAGCTATAGACGTGCATGTTTTACCAGTGCCCATGTCATGAAAAAATAACATAGAGTCGTAATTAGTATACGATGACATTAATCGAGAACACAATAATTGATGGTCTAATAGTATATTATTTTCACCCTGAGTATTTTGTATGTCACTGAATTCATACTTCGATAATATAATGTCTTGAAATGCTGGATCTTTTATAGATGGGTAATACGGTATAAACGTTTTAATACTATTTATAGTTTCCATTTATTTTATATGTATAAAATTTTATATTTATATAAATGGAAACTTAATTATATTTCTATTTCTATTTCAGAATCGGAGTCGTCCCCGATCATTTCTTCGATATCTTCCAAATTTTCAACAGATGTACCCATTGGTCCCGTGTTCGATACCAACCCAAGATTTTCAGGTAAGCAATTTATTTCGAATCCATACAACTTACATATATCTATATCTTCGGGATTTAAAGTGTCTATATCACCAGTTTCGTGATTTTGTCTTCCTATGACTTTTTTTGTTAATTTGTCGAAAAGCAATTTAGTTTCATCGTGTTCGTAATTGCCATGTTTATTTAGTTTAACTTCCACGGCGTTCCGATTGATATGCTTTGCGACGCTATTTACAGCTTTTTTTATGTCAGATGCTTTTGATTCCTTTGTTTTTGTAGAACTTCTAATTTGTGTATCATCTGGTTTTATATCTAACATTAATGATACTATATTATTCTTTTTAGTACCATTACTACAAACATTTTTTTCAATGCATAGACTCTCTAGTTCAGACTTTTTCATCTTATTATAGTTAGAATACGTTTCCCACAACTCATTTAATTGGGTAGGATCAATAGAAAATTTGGGTGATATTATGCTAAAAAATGACTCCATAGTTTACTTATTTTTAATCATATATTTAAACCGTATAATCATTTTTATTTTAAGAAAATTTATTTTTAACAATACACTCCACATAATTTGACATATTCAATATAGATTCTATTCGATGACTATAATCGTAAATCATAATACCTTCATCGCGAGTATAATCATCTAGTTTAAATTTTATATCTAAAACTAATTCTTGTATTGCATCGTCAAATTTTTCAGAAGACATTTGTTTCTTGTAATCGTTATCTAGTCGTGTAATATTTTTAGAGTCTCGTTCTTTAAGACGTTCTATTTCATCATAATATTTACGCGCGTTATTTTTCAGTTTATTAATCTTTTTTTCTTTCGGCATATGTTTATTATTACTTATATTTTAATCGCTTACCTTTTAAGTATGCTATAAATGTATAACAAATACATTATACATTTAATAATCGTCTTCATCGTCATTTATTGACGATAAAGTATAGTTTGACAAAACACCACTCGACGACGCGTATAACAATCTAGAAAAATGGTGAAACGCGGTAGAAATATTTATTTGAGTATTTGGAAATTTAGTTTGAACGCAATTCACGACTATATTAAACATATCTATTAATTCATATAAATAATTATTATGCCAATCTTCTCTAGTTGGCGAATCCGATGTTATATTCATCATAATTTATATATGGTATTTAAATTTATAAATATACAATTAATGTAGACCTGATAATTCTTCTCGTAAAAATTCTTCTGGGTTTGTTGCGCTCAATATTTCAACACTTGGATCGCTTGAAATATCGGTTCGAACTGGGTCGGGTGGCGGTGTTACTTGAACTGGGGCGGGTGGCGGTGTTACTTGAACT